ATGTTAGTCCAGATGTTGTTCCCCCATTAATTGTTGTTGTTATTGGAGGCCCCCCTAAAGTTGTGGAAAGCGTAAATGTGTTGTACTTGTTAGTGCTTGTTATGTAATATGTAGCAGGACCAGGGGGCGTATAGCCCGAAATAACTCCATTGTTTGACCCTAATAAAGGTGTTCCGGAAATAGTTATTTTGTTACCAACAACAAAAGGCGAACTACTACTTTCAAACTCCCCATTAGTTCCAACTATTTTAACATTTGATATAATGAATGGAGACACTGCTTTATTTAATTCCAAAGAAGTTTTAAATATAGATATTTTCTCATCTAATAAGGCGAGCCTATCAGAATAGTTCATTGTTGTCTGTTTTGGTAATTTTAACAGTTGGTTTAAGTCGTCAAAATATTTATTAAATATTTCTATCTGTACTTGTGCCGCAACTTTATTAAATTCGTCAGGTGTCATATAACCCCTTTGCTCCTTATTTAATATGAGCAAAACAGTTCTATAGACTATATTTACGTCTACCGCCATTTTATATATTTTTTACGATGTGAACGATGTGAATACTAACCTGGATTTAGATTTCTCCAACATTGCTTCCTTTTCCATTAACAATCTTTGTAGTGTATTAGCATCTGTATTTTCTCTATTTGCTAGTATTGCATAAATCATACATGAATATAAAGCCTGCTCTGCTAATTTAGGAATAGCCGCAGCTTCGTCTGTAGTTAATCCATTAGATAAATATTTATGAGCTATTTTGTACCCTACCATTGCAGAAGAAAATACTATTGTTTTAGAAGCGGTATTTACGAAATAAGTATCTACACCAGATGTTGGCGCTGAACTTACTTCGGTCATAAGCACAGTAGGTGTTTGTGTAGTATTTGGCAATGTTTCTGAACGAAACACAGCTATGTTTACAACCATGTCAGACGGAAAATTAATACTAGCTGAAGTTAAAGTAGTGGTATCTTCCATTTGGCTTTTTAATGTTTCATAAGCAAATTCTTGTAAACAACGTCTTGCGTGAAATACCACCTCTGTACGTTTTGCATCTGGTATTAATTTGCCAGGTCCCGTGTAGGATATTAAAAAGTTATTTATAATATCATTTAATGATATAAATGCGTTTGATAGTGTCATGTGATATTATTGTTTTGAGTTAGCGTTTGCTTGTTGTTCGTTTTGCATACCTAATGTCATAACTAATTGATCTTTAGTCATTACGCCGGCATATTCTAATATTTTATTCACAAGTATTGGTTGATCAGACTTATGTATCTCAAAATCCACAGACCCCACTGAATTGTATACATAGTGTCCTAAATTCGGATCTATATTAAAGTTCCATTTAACATCTAAAGGAAATTTTAAATAATTCAATTTTACAGTGCCTGTCAAGGTGCTAGGGTATAATGTTATTTTACCGTTTTCATAAGTATATACTGGATAATAAGCTGACGGTGCTGTTAATGGAGACTCGTTGGTAGTAAATATTTCATAAGGTTGAATTCTTTGCGCTTCCCTATTATTATATACAACTAATCCTAATTCTTGTAGATTAGTAGGCACTGAATATTGCCCAGCGCTTTGCGTTATTGCAGCGCTTGTTACTTTGAATATTGATATTTTTTCATCAAGTAGCGCCATTCTATCAGCGTAGGCTAGACTAGTCTGGGACGTTCTTAAAAGTTGATTTAAGTCATCAAAATATTTAGTAAATATTTCTTGCTGCGCTTGAGTTCCAATTTTGTTAAACTCCATAGGGGTTAACACCCCCCTTTTTTCTTGCTCTAGTACAACTAGAACAGCTTTGTAAACTTGATCTACGTTTATTGCCATTACTTGTGATTTATTTTTATTATTATTATTGTGCTTATAATAAATAAGCGGATACTGCAGTTTTATATACAATATCCGCCTACATATTAGTATTACGTATTATTTAAGTTTTTTCTCTATAGACTTAAAGACCTCTGTGCCTTCGTCTGTCTTAAAGAATGCTGCCATTGCTGAATACGGATTCTCATCGAACGGCACCGTCATTAATTTTTTATCGTTAGTTCCCCAGGTAAATGTGCGTTGGTCCTGCGATAACTTGATTATATTAGCTTCAGATGCTTTGATAGCTAAATTCCTAAGCTGTACGTTGTCATCATTAGCTAATTCTAAGAACAAACTAGGGTTGCTTCTAGCAAACAATAGCAAATCTCTTTTTAACTCTTTAGAAGTCATTGCATTCACTCTAGAGCCTAGTTCTACTCTTAGTATTGCTTCTGCTTGGTCAATTTCAATATTCATTGCCATATTGAGGGCATTGATTTCTAATTCTAAATCTTCTAATTCATCGATTGCTTCTGCAACATTATCAACTTCGTAGTATGAGTTAACCCTAGCCGGATGATATAGTGATAATAGTTTTTGTAAGTTTTGTTTTTCTTTTGGCACAAACAAAGCCCCATTTTCAAAAACGATGTGCCCCAGTGTAGACTCTCCTTTTTGGTCTTCTTTGAATGGCGAGTTTTGATTTGTTGCGTATCTTAATTCTTTTTGTTCGCCTGTTGTTGCGTCAAACCATAAGAATGGATACCTAGCCGAATGTTTTGATTGAATTGTATGCGTTAACGGATTATACCCAGTGCTTAATATATACGTTCTATCTTTTATTTCCCAAGTTTCTTTTACTTGTGTTTTTTGTGTTGTTGACATAATATGATATAATTTTTATTTTATTATTTTATTTTAGTAAATATTACCCCTGCTATTACAACAGGGGTAAATTTACATTATTAATTACTATACTGAAGTAAACAATACAAAATTGTTTGCTCCTTGTACACATAAACATCTTTCAGATAAAAAGTGTACTTCCATTGCATCTGTGTCAGAAGTATAAGCACCCCCAGCAGAACCTAAAACCCAAGTTTTCATTCTACGGTCATCTCCTTGAGAAGCTCTGTAACGAACGTGTAAGAATGGACGACGAATATTAGTACCCAATTGCTCATCATATACTGTAGAAGTTCCAGCAGGTATTAAAACCCCATCAATAGTAGCCCCAGTACCGGCAAGCCCACCTCTTGTAGAAGCGTCATTTAAGTATTTCCAGTCAGTTTTGTAGAAATCGTAAGATCCTCTACGGAAACCTGTAAATCCTAAGTTAAGAGACATTTGCTCAGAGTTTTCGAATAAACCGTAAGCTACACCTCCTTGGTTTCCTGCAGAAAGGCCTGCTAACATATCGTCAATTTCCAAAGAAGTAGCTCTGTTTAAGAAAAGCATATTTTCTTCAATAGCCCCTTGCGTATCTAAGTTTTTCAAGATATTATCAAACGTAGTTAATCCATCTCCAGAACCAGCAACCCCGTTGCTAAATGCAGCAAGTGTATTACCTCTTTTTCTAACAGAAGCAAAAAGACCTTCTGTTCCTTTTTTAGCTCCGGCCGTGATAGCCGCCGCAGTACCCAATTCTCCTTCAACTACTGCCATTTCAAGATAATCTTCAAAACGTAATCTTGTTTCAGATTCAGCTTTAAGATACCAAAGATACCCACTAGCACCGGCTTCTGTGGCTACTTCAACCCATCCAACTTGAGCCATATCAGATCCGTTAACAGTATATTTGTTACGGATGATAATAGGTGAATTGCTGAATTGAGTAAACGCTGGGTCGATACTAATATAAGAGTCTGCTGTTAAAGTAGAACCTTTAGAATACTCAGAACCGTAAACGAATACTTTACAACCAGTTGTTCCTGTTGCAATACCATTAGTGCCGTTTGATCCAGTTACAATAGAAGCTGACAAATAAGGAGCAACTGTAATAGTAACCTCATTTGCTACAACAGCCCCAACAGAAGTTATGATAGCTTTTACTTCACGCCCAGTAGCTGGATTAATGATAACTACTGTTTGATTTTTTGATAAAACATTTTCTACATTAGCTGTAACTCCGTTATCAGTAACAGAACCTACTGAAAATTTAAAAGTTGTAGCTGTAACAACTGTTACATTTTTGTAAGCAATGTGTAATCTGTTTTGTTCAGACCAAATAACTTGATCAGATTGCATAGGCATTTCAGCTCCTACCATACGTAAGAAACCTGATAATGTTCTATTACCATATCTTTCTACTTCTTGTTCGTAGATTTCTGGTAAATATTGTTTTGCGAATGTTCCGCCACCGTTTGAAGAGTCAAATGTCAAATAATTTGCTCCGCTTGGTGTTTGAATTTGGCTTGGTACAAGAGTACCAAATGCCGGCGATGTAACTAATGCCATAATTTTTTAATTTAATGTTAAAATTTTCTTTGTTGTATTTTTAGTTTTGAAGAATCAACACCATTAATTGCTTTTACCCTTAGCCCGTTAACAAATATTTCGCCAGAGCTAGTTTGCCTAGGTTCTGTTGAAATGTTATTAGACTTTGCAACAACGTCTCTTATAGCGTCGGCTTTGCCTTGCTCATAAAAGTGTTTTGCGATGGTATCAGCGTTCTCGGCTGCATAGATAGCTTTGTGGTAACCTTTTAAATCTACAACATCACCATTATCATTTAAGAACTTCTTAATTAAATTAGTTATGTCTGATTGTTTTTCTGCTACAACATCTTTATTTCCAACTCCATATCTAAAATTTTTTTCTCCAACGTTGAAATCAAAACCTTTGAATTCTTGGTTAAATAAACTTTTAGTATCTTGTTTGAACTTTGAATGCTGCAACTCTACCATTTGTTGCTCTTCATTATAGCGGTTAAAAAAGTCATTTGCTTTTTGTTGGTCTTGTGTAGTACCAGGTCTCAACTTGATTTCCTCGTAATATTTACTTTTAAGTCCATCTAAAAAGATTCTTGCTTTTGCAACCTCTTCTTTAAAAGCGAGTTTCTTTTTACGGATGTCCCGCTCTTCGTCCAGTTCTTCGTCATATTCAAAAGTGTCTTCCATAAGGAATTCAATTTCTTCATTATCTAAATGCGGACGTGTTTTTTTATAATATTCTTTTAATAATGTTTCGTTGTTTACATTTGAATAGTCAGCATTAAGTCTAACATAATCATTAATGTCTCCGCCAGTTTCTTCCATAAAAGAAACAAGTTTTTCTATATTCTCTGGCAATGGTTTCCCAGTATATTCAGCTTCGCGTACAGCCTCTTTAGCTTCTTGCGTTAACGTAACTGTTTCTTGAAGAATTTCTTCTTCAGTAATTTCATTTAATATTGTTACTTCTTCTTCTTGGCTGGCAATGATTTTATGCTCTTGGTTTCCTTGGTCCACTTCTTGCAATCCCATTTCGGATCCTTGGCTGCCCAACATGCTTTCATTTGTTGTTTGCTCTTGAACGGCATTTGCTTCTGTTGTTTCGTTATTTATGAATACTTTTGTTACGCTTTGATCCGCTGGTTTTGAAGACTCCGCATCAACTATTGTAACTTTGGTTACTTCCTCAGCTTTGTTTAATTTTCTAGGAGCAGTTTTTTTAATTTTAAAAGTCCCTTCGGCTTTTGTTTCTTCTGACATGATATAATATTATAAGATTAATTAATAAAATTTATTTGGGGTCGAACTGATCCATATCAAACCCGTTTAGGTTGTCAAACCCGGAGGACTCGAAATCCTTGGGCATGGTCTTGTTCTGTCTTTGGTCTATTAGTTCTGACTGTTGCGTAGCAGTAGTTTTTAACCGGTTATCTTTACGATCCTCTATTGTGTTAATTTTATTACTCATTGCATCAGCATTAATTTGTGCTAATTTCATTTGGTAGCTAAACTCTTCTGCCATTAATAATTTCTTAATAGAGGCCTCTTGTTCTAACTTCTGAATATCAAATTGCATCTTTGCTTGCAATATTTGTATTTCAGTTTGCGCTAAAGCTTGTTGTTTTTGCACTTCTGACATCGCCACTTTTTCCGCAGTCTCAGCTTGCGCTTGTGCTTGAGCTTGTATAGCCGCTTGTTGGTTTGCTTGTTCTCTTTCTGCTTTTTTCTTTCTTTTGTATTTTAAAGATTGGTTAGCTAACTTTAGATTGTGTATTTCTCTTAACTCAATTGCGTCTTCAAGATCAATACTGCCAGTCTGTAAAGACATTTGTATATTTTGCTCTAATTGCGCTTGCTCTTCTTCATCTGGTTCTAACTCTAAAAATATACCAAAATCGTGTATATCTAATTGCTGAAGTTCTTCCAGCGTCCTAACATTGGAAACAGAAATACTTTGTATTAAAGCATTAGCTGTTAACGGGAATTTTAATGAGTCTCCAATTCTTTTAGATATATTCTCACATATCCTAA